TGTTTGCGTTTTTGTTACCAGCGTCATTAACTGCAGTCACAGTTCCTGAAGCGGCACCAGTTTCAGCAAATGGGTTCGCTACTAGACCATATCTAGTTTTGAATCCAATTTTCGGTTGGAAAGTGTCTTGACCAACAGCTCTTACCATTTGTAGAGGTACGTATGGGCAGTAGAATATACCAGCATCATACGGTGAAGTACCTTTGTAACCAATTACGTAGTATTGTTTCGCATCTGAGTTTGCTGAGTACGGATCAATGTACACTTTGTATCTTCCGTTTAATACACCAGCAAAAGTATTACCTGTGTCGTCAACATTTAGATTGTTGTTTAATGCAGGAGTGTAATCTAATACACCAGCCATTTGAAGCGCTGAAGCAACATCAGAAGAACAGATAATGATGTTACCTTTTCCTCTACGTGTTCTTTGTGCGATTCTGTTTGCATCTCTTTCAACTTGGAACATTAGACCTTTGAATCTTTCAACAGACCATCTGCCGTTAGAGTCAGTGTCTAAATCAAAAACACCAGCTGTAGTTGTATTAACAGCAGCACCTTTTTCAGCGTTGATGTAAATTGTTCTAACAACTTCTCTATTGATTTCAGCAAGAATTTCAGCAGATAGAATATTTGCTAATTCTGTTTCTGCATCTAAACCATGGATTGCTTTTAAGTCTTGAGCAAGTTCCATTGTATATTCTGCTTTTAGAGCTCTTGATTTAGCAGTCACAGCTGATTTCTCGATTGAAAACGCCATTTCTGCAAATGCATTATTAGCACTGTCACCTAAAGCTTCTGCAACTGAAGTATCCATTGCAGTACCTTTTGTGTAAGTACCTTCTGGTGTATCATTTAATACAGCAGGATTTGATCCATCGTGTTCAGTAGCTGAACCAGTTGAATCTCCAGCAGCATTTCTTCCTGAGAAATCTGTGTCTGCTTCATCGAATAATGCCTCGTTACCAGTTTGAGATGCATATCTGCTTCTCATTGCAAAGATAAGACCAGTTGGACCTGACATAGGTTGTACACCAGCGATATCGTAAGCGATTAGGTTTGGCATAGCTCTTCTTACTAATGAGATTAAAATTGGATCCCAATTAGCAATTGAACCACCAGTTGAGTTAGTTGGAGCAGCTTCGTTTAAGAAACTTGCGTCCTCTTTCATTGCTCTCTCTTGGTTTTCCAAGATAGTAGCTGTAACGGCACGTCTGTAAGAATCACCGATCTTTGGAAGATCAGGGTGTTCTAGGACAGGCTGCCATTTTTTTTCGTATTGTTCAGATAAGTACATTTATCTTCTCCCTATATTTTTTACTTATTAGACAGTTTAATGTCTTTTGTTTTACTTATAGCGGCACTATAAGCAGCCATTGCATTACTTAAATCCTCTGTTAAAGAATTTGAGTCTGCCGCCACATCATCTATCTCACTATTAGAAGAAACTTTTTTACCAAAGTAAGATTCTTTGATTACTCCTACTTTTGTTCTAAAGTCTTCTTCATTAGAATATTCAATTTCTTCTGCTAGTTTGTTGAACTTTTCTTTTGCAGTGTCAGCTAAATCTTTTGACATTTCGTTGATAACCGATTGTCTAGTAAATTCAGCAACTGATTTTTTAAGTTCAACAGACTTTTCAATTGATTCGTTAAGTTTCTTTTCTAACCATCAATCTTTGAAGCTTGTTCTTCTAATACATTATATTTTTCGTCAGGTACATCAATGTAGTGATCTTCAAATAGTTTTTTCAAACCACTAATGAAGTCCTCAGCGATTTCACCTTTGATACCTCTTTCTAAAGCGATTTGATTTTCTTTCATCCACTCTTCTACCACGTAAGATAGATATGAGTCAACTTTTTCAACCAATTCGTCTTTAGCTTTAGAAGTTTCTTCTTCGAATTTTTGTTTATAATCCGCTTCCATTTCTTCACTGATATCTTTTATTTTTGATTTGATAGCAGCTTAAAAAACAGTTGCAGCTTTTGATTTAAATTCTTCAGAAAGATCAGTTTCTCCAGCGACTAAAGCGTCAACGTGTTCAGAAACGTCAAAGTCTTTTTCTTCCTTTTTCATTTCTTTCTCTTTTTCGTCTTCTTCTTTTTTCATTTTACCATAG